GCCTCGGTGACGTGATGGCTTACACGCTCACGCAGGCGCAAGCCTTTCTGGATGCCGACGGACAGATCGAACGGCAGCAACTGGCCCAGCTGCTCGGCATTCATGCCGTGGCCGCCCAGGGCGAGAAGCGTGGCATCGAACAACTGCAACGCGATCTGCTCAAAGACTGACCCATGCGCCTCTCGCTCACCACCACCGGCCTGCTGGACCCGCGCCAGTTGGCGGCGTGGAGCTCCGAGCGGCGTCGCGCCATCCACACCGCCGTCGCCAAGGGCATGCAATCGGGCGGGCGTGAAGTGCGTGATGCGGCGCGATCCGAGATGCGCAGCGCCTTCACTGTCAAGCGCGCGAGCTTCATCTCATCGATGGGCGTGAAGGTGTTCGACAAGAAGCCCGAACTGCTGCCCGCCCTGCTGGTGGGCAGCAAGATTCCTTGGCTCGGTCTGCATGAAAAAGGTGGCAGCGTGAGCGGCAATCTGCTGATCCCGCTGCTGCCCGGTCGCATCGGCCCCAAACGCTTCAAGGCGGTCATCGACGGCCTGATGCGTTCGGGCAATGCCTTCTTCATCGAGAAGAACGGGCGCGTTCTGCTGATGGCCGAGAACATCAAGGAAAACGCGTCGCAGCTGGGCCGCTTCAAGCGCGCCGAGCGTGGTCGCACTGGTGCGAAACAGATCAAGCGTGGCCAGGAGATTCCCATCGCCGTGCTGGTCAAGCGCGTCGATCTCAAACGGCGGCTGAATCTGGCAGGTTGCGTGCAACGCGCACTGCCTGCTTTGGCTCGGGCGATTCAACAAGAACTGGACAAAGTCTGATGGCAAGTAATCGTGCCCAAATCCTGATCAGCGCCGTCGACCAGACCAAGGCCGCCTTCGACTCGATCAAACGCGGACTGGGCGGACTCACGGACACCGCCAAGAGCGTCAACGGCGTGCTGGCCAACCTCGGCGTGGCCGTGTCGGTGGCAGGACTCACCGCGATGGTCAAATCGGCCATCGACACGGGCGATGCGCTGAACAAGCTGTCTCAGCGTGTCGGTATCACCGTCGAATCGCTATCGACACTGATTCCAACGGCGGAGCTCTCTGGCCTCTCGACGGAGAAATTCGAAACCGGTCTCAAGAAACTCGCCACCGCGATGTTCGAGGCGGCAACAGGGTCCGACGAGTCGGCTCAACTTTTTGCGGCGCTCGGGGTCGAGTTCAAGAATCAGGATGGCACGCTACGCGCCACCGATCAGGTGTTGCTGGATCTGGCTGACCGATTCAAGGCGATGCCGGATGGCGCAGAGAAATCTGCCCTGGCAGTGCAAATCTTCGGCAAGGCTGGTGCGGAAATGATTCCCTTCCTGAATCAGGGAAGGGATGGCGTCGAAGCACTCGCAGGTGAAATGGCCACCTTGGGTGTGCAGATGGGAGCAGATACCGCCGCGCAAGCAGAGGTATTCAACGACTCCCTCGACAAACTGCATATGGCCACCCAGAGCATTGGCAACCAGATCATCGCGTCCTTGCTGCCCGCCCTGAACGACATGGCCGGTGGCATGGTCGAGTCGGCCAAGCAAGGCGGCACACTGCGCGCGATCCTGGATGGCGTGGTGCTGGTACTCAAGACCCTGGCGCTGGGTGCCGCCACCGTCGGCAAGGCCTTCGTGGCCTTGGGCGAAGCCATCGGCGCAGGTGTCGCCGCCGCCGTGGAAGCCCTCAAGGGCAACACCGAAGGGGCCAAGGCCATCATTGCCGACCTCAAGGGCAATCTGGTCAAACGGCTGGATGAACTGGCGTCCTTCCGCGACAGCCTGTTCGACCCCAAGCCCATCGAGGTCAAGGCTCCCAAGGTTCAGGCCGACCCCGAACTGCTGCAGCGTTTGACCAAACCCAAGGCAACCAAGCCTGCGCAGGACACGACCGGCGCGCAGACCACGCTGATGAAAGCGCAGCTGGACGCTGAAGTATCGCTGCTCAAGGACGGTCTGACCCGGCAACAAACTGCGCTGGATGCTGCACTCGAAGACCGTCTGATCTCGGTGCGCGACTACTACACGCAGAAAACCGCCATCGAGCAGCGCGAGGTCGACGCCGAGATCGCGCGCAGGCAGCAGGAACTGGCCCGCAGTCAGCAGGTCGCCACCACCGGCAAGTCGGAGAACGAGCGAATCAAGGCCAAAGCCGAGGTCGCCAAGGCGGAAGCCGACCTCATCACGCTCAATAACCGGCGCACGGACATCGAGCAGGCCAATGCCCGTAAAGCAGCGCAAGCCGAACGCGAGCTGGCCGACGCCTTGGCGCAGGCGCGTGAGGAACTGGCGCAGATCATCGGCACGGCCACTGATGCCGACCGGCAAGCTGCCATTGAGCGCAGCTACCGGGATCTGCGTGCGCGACTGGCGGCAGAAAGCGATGCCGATGGCGTGTCGCTCGTTGATCGGCTGATCAATGTGAAGGCTGCACAGGCCAATCTGGCTGCGCTTGAAACTCAGTGGCGGCAAGTCACTGAGCGTCTGCGTAATGCGCAGGAGGCCATTCAGACCCAGCAGCAGGCTGGGCTGCTTACCGAAGCACAGGCTCGCCAGCAGATCGTGACCCTGCAACAGCAATCGGCCACCGAGATGGCGCGCCTGTTGCCGACCATGCAGCAAGCCGCGCAGGCCATAGGGCCGGATGCGGTGATCCGCGTGCAGGCGTGGCGCAACGAGCTGGATCGTACCCGCCTCACGGTCGATGAAATGGTCCCGCTGTGGAATCGCATCGGCGAGAGTTTTGGCGGTGCGCTCAACGGGATGATCACCGGCGCGCAGACCTGGCGCAGTGCCTTGGCGAGCATCTTCCAGCAGGTGTCCGACGCATTCCTGCAGCAAATCGTGATCCAGCCGTTCCAGCAGTGGATCGCCATGCAGGCGCGGATGCTGGCGCTCAAGCTCGGCTTCATCCAGCAGGAGCAAACCGTCGATGCAGCGGCCAGCGCCGCCAAGGTCGCCCAAAAGACCACCGAAACCACTGCCGTGGTGTCGATGGATGCAGCCAAGGCGGGAGCCGGGGCGGCGGCGTCGCAGGCTTCCATTCCCTACGTTAGCCCGACACTCGCGGTGGCCGCGATGGTAGCCATGGTCGCCGCTGTGATGGCGCTCTTGGGTGGCATCAAGAAGTTTGCGGGCGGCGGTCTGGTCTCCGGGCCGGGCAGCGCCACCTCGGATTCGATCCCGGCGCGTCTGTCTGCAGGCGAGTACGTGGTGCGTGCTGCCGCCGTGCGCCAGGTCGGTGTGGCCTTCCTCGATTCGCTCAACGGCTTGTCGGCAGGCCCACGTTTCAAGGGCGGCGAATTGGCCTTTGCAGCGGGCGGGCTCGTACCGGAGTTGAAAGTGCCGCCCGCGCAGCCGCAGATGAATCAGGCGGTGCGCATCGTCAACGCGGTCGATCCGGGCGTGACCCACGACCACCTGCAGTCGCCTGCCGGAGAGAAAGTCATCGTCAACATCATCGGGCGCAATGCACGGGCCATCCGTGCGGCGCTGCAAGGCTGAATTTTCAGAGGAAAGTCCAATGGCACTTCTGTTCATCGACGGTTTCGATCACTACGACCCACAGGCCGTGGACAGCTTTGGCGATCCGTGGCTGGCGCGCGGCAAGGCAGCGTATCTCTCGCCGCAGGCCACCCGGATCAATGGCCGTCGTCCGTCCTCCTATGCCCTTCGATTGCCAGAAGGTCCGGGCGGTGGTTACGTCAAGAACCTCGACGCCACCAAGACCAGCCTGATCGTCGGGGCAGCCATTCGTGTGGTGCCGTACCAAAACACCTACACCGAGCCACTGCTCCTGGGCGTGCGCGATGCCAACTCGCAGGTCGCGCATCTCGTGAAAATCGGCGAGGACGGTCGGCTCAAGCTCTACCGCTGGCAATACGGCTATGACCAGTTGATCTCTGTCTCAGTCGCTAGCGCTCCGGCGCGCGGCTGGCACTACATCGAGTTGCATGTCACGCAAGGCACCAGCAACGGTGTGCTGTCAGTGCGGATCAACGGCATCCTGGCCATTCAGATGACCGCGCAGAACACCATTCAGGGCGGTGGCCAACTGCTCACGGCATTTGTGGGTGCCGTGCCCGGCCAGAGCTGTCCGCTCACCATCGACGTCGACGATTTCTACATCGCCGACACCAGCGGCACGATCAACAACACCTTCCTCGGTGATGTGCGCGTCGATGCCTTGCAGGCACAGGCCGATGGCAGCCTGAACCAGTGGACGGCCATCCCGGTCGCTACCGCCGCATGGGAAGCCGTGAGCGACGAGGACGAAGCTACGGCGATCAAAGCGCCGAACGTGGGGTTGCGGCAGTCCTTCGATGTCGAACCGTTGCCGGTGATGGCCACGCCCGCCATCTACGGCGTCCAGCTCACGATGCTGGCGCGCAAAACCGACGCCGGTCTGGGCAAGGTCAAAGGCCTCGTGGTCAGTGGTGCGCAAAGCGCCGTCAGCACCGACATCATCCTGCAGGAGCAACTGGCCTGGCAGAGCACGCTGTTCGAGCGTAATCCGAACGGCAACGTGCAGTGGACGGAGGCCGCCTTCAATGCCGCTGAGTTCGGCGTGGAGTCTGCATGACGGATCGCGTCGTCGTTCAAGACCTCGCGGAGGTTTCCAGCAAGCCGACGCCGGGAAGCGAACTGCCCACCTTCCAGAGTGAAGTGCTCTCGCGCGCCACCTTCGGGGCGAGCGCAGCCAGCTTCACGCCGGAAACAGCTGTCGCTCCGCTGCCGCCCGATCTGGCGGCCAGCCTGCTGGCGGAATCCTTGGCGGGCCCCTGGCCACCCATCGATGCACCGACGTTCTTGGTCGAAGTGTTGCGCCGGGACACGGCCTCGAGCGCCATCGTCGCCACCGGTATGGATGCCTTTGGCGACCAGCCTTGGCCGGATGCGCAACGCGGCGTGTTTGCCTTCCGCCACGATTGGATGGAGCCCCTTGTGGAACGACTGGAGTGGCAGACCAGCGTCGCACGGCTGGCCAGTGGCAACGAATCCCGTCAGGCACGCCGACGTGTTCCTCGGCGCTGGCTCACCTACAAAGTAGGCAACGCCCGCCAGGCCGATGCCTTGATTGGCGATTGGCTGGCCGATCATCTGGGCCAGGCCGCGTGGTGGCCACTGCCACAGTACGCCGTTCATCTCACTGAGAACGCTGAGGAGGGCGCGCTGACTCTCGGGGTGTCGGAGGCTGACTGGCGGCGCTTTGTCCCACCGGCTGCTGCGCTGCGGCTGACCTATGACGGCGTGCAGGGCTGGGACAGCGACGAACGCTGGGTGCTGATCATTGCGCCCGAGGGCTGGCAAGTCGTCCAACTCAGCGACGTGGAAACCGATCTGCTGTGGCTGGCCGAACCCTTGGCGCGTGCTGCCGGAGCCGGTAGCAGCGTGATGCCGCTGGTGTGGGGCTGCGCTGTCGATCCGGTGGACTTGACCCAGTGGGTGCCGGGGATGGTCGGCGGGAGCGTCACCACGACTGTCACGCCCGCGCAAACGCCGGACATGGATGCACTCGACGACCCGTGGCTCGACGAGATTCCGGTCTGGCCCGATGGCAACTGGCGTGACGATCCGACAGCCGCCGCGCAAGCCACGATCACCCGACAAGACTTCTCGCCTGCAGATCCGTGGGTGCGCCGGGACGATCCGTGGGCGACGACGACTTTGCAGCGGCGCTATCTGGCCAGCTCACTCGATGAAATCGAGCACTGGCGTGCGCGGTTGTGGCAAACCCAAGGCCGTCTGGAAGCCTTCTGGCTGCCCGATGGCTTGGCCCCGATTCTGTGGGTGAGCGTCGAAGCCGATCCCGAGGATGGCTTCCTGCGCGTGGATGGCAAAGACATCTCGGCGTTCTGGCATCGCCCCGCCGCCTGCTTGATCGTGCATCCAGACGGCTATCAGCAGTACGCCCTGACGGCGACCTGCCATCTGGATCAAGGCGGTGTGCTGGTGCTGCGCTCGGGCCTCGACGACTGGGTGCCCACGGGCAGCCGCGTCATTCGCCTCGTGCGCTGCCGCCTCGACCACGATGCCATCGATCTGTACTGGCACAGCCCGACGCTGCTGGAGATCACTCTGACAGCGCGTCAGTTGCCCGAGCCACGCGGTAATGACCGTCAAACCTACGAGGGAGAGTAAGCACGATGAGCCAGAACCCCTTGCTGGAAGTCGAGCTATACGCCTTCGCCAGCAACAGCGCGCAGTTCTACCTGACGCCACACGAATTTGATGTCGACCTCGATGGCAATCTGTACGCAAGCCTGTCCATCGAACGCAATGAGCTGGCACTGGGCGCCGAGGCGGCCAAATCGGCGCTGGAACTCAAACTGCCGCCGAACTGCGATCTCGTGCGCCATCTGCTCGCTAACTCGCTGACCGGCGACACCACCTCGGTCACCTTGCGGATCGGACGCCGCGACTCCTGGGGCGACTACTGGTGGATCTCGGGCACGCGCTGGATGGGCCGGGTGCTGGGCGTCGAGGTCGCTGACGATGTCGCTCGCGTTCGCTGCGAGTCGGCGCAAGTCAGTCTCAAACGTATCGGATTGCGGCGGCTCTACAGCCGCAAGTGCTCCCACGTTCTGTATTCCACGGCCTGTGGGGCTTCACCGATGACAGCCAGCGCCTTCGTCCTGGAGGTCTATGGCCGCAGTGTCGAACTCGAGGGTGGTGTACCGGGCGGGGTCAGCGGCGGCCTGGCCGGTGGCTGGCTACAAACACCGGACGGTGCGCGCCACATGATCATCAATGACTACGGTGGCGGCGTCGAGTTGCTCTATCCGGTCGCCATAGACGCCGGCACAGAGGTACTGCTGACGGTCGGCTGCGATCACAGCACGGCCACGTGCGAGTCGCGCTTCGGCAACCTCGACAACTACGGCGGCTTTCCCGCCATCCCAAGCAAGAACCCGTTCTCGACTGGCGTGTTCTGAATCCCCGGAGAAATCGCCATGTGGTACCTCGTCGTCATCGTGGTAGCGGCGCTGGTTTCGGTCGCGCTCGCGCCGAAGCCGCCCGAGCCCAAACCGGCATCGCTGTCCGATGTCGATGCCCCAACCGCAGAAGAAGGCAGACCGATTCCCGTCGTGTTCGGCTCCGTGCTGCTGCGCGGCGCGAACGTGGTCTGGTACGGCGATCTGGAAGTCGAGCCGATCCGCAAGAAAGGCGGCAAGAAATGAGCACCAGCGTGATCGTCACTATCGACGACGTGCGCGCCGTCGGCCTGTGCGTGAACGGCTCGCGTACATGGTTCGAGCGGCATGGCCTGGACTTCCGCGCCTTTCTGCGGAAGGGACTTGATGCCGAAACCCTGCTGGCCACGAATGACGCGATGGCGCTGCGCGTGGTCGAGCACGCGCGTACCCGGCAGGAGATGCACTGATGGGTGGCAGCAGCAAGAAGCAAACCGTCGGCTACCGCTACCGGATGGGATTGCACCTGGTGCTATGCCAGGGGCCGGTCGATGCCGTGCAGGAGATCCAGATGGGCGACCGCACTGCGTGGGGTGATGCCGACCGTGCGCCGCTGTCCAGCGGGCACGGCCTGACCACTCTCAGCATCAACAAGCCCACACTGTTTGGTGGTGACGAGCGTGAAGGTGGCGTGGTCGGCAACATCGATGTACTGCCCGGCGGTCCTGGACAGGGACGCAACGACTATCTGATGAGCCGCCTTGGCAGCGCCATTCCAGCCTTCCGGGGCGTGCTGTCCTTGGTGGCGCGCAAGATCCTGTTCGCGGCCAACAACCCCTACATCAAGCCGTGGGCAGTGCGCGTGCGCCGTTTCACGGCGGGTTGGAACGACTACCCGTGGATGGAGTGGAACGCCGAAGTCCGTGCCTGGGATAACAATCAGGGCCGCGAGATCAGTGTCGGCATGAACCCAGCCCACATCCTGGTGCAATGCCTCACCGATCCGCACTGGGGCATGGGCTACCCGCAGGACAGCATCGGCTGGAGTTTCTGGAACGCGGCGTGGGCTTTGTCGAGCGAAGGTTTCGGCCTCAATCTGATCTGGACGCGCCAGCAGCCCATCGAGAGCTTCATCGGCCAGGTCATCGACCACATTGGCGGCATCCTCTACACCGACCCGGAACAAGGCACGTTTGAGCTCAAGCTGCTGCGCGACGACTATTGGATCGACAGCCTACCGCAGTTGGGGCCTGACGAAATCGTGCGGTTGGAACGCTTCGAGCGCGCCCAGTGGGGCGAACTACCCAACGAACTGACCGTGGTCTACACCGACTGGCAGACCGGCGGTGATGCCACTGTCACCGTGGAAAACCTCGCTGCCATCCAGTTGCAAGGCGGCGTGATCAATCAGCGCCGCGACTACCCGGGCGTCAACTACGGGCCACTCGCTGCCCGGCTGGCCTTGCGTGACCTGCGCGCCTTGGGTTCGCCGCTGGCCCGGATGAGTCTGACCGTGGCACGCGACACACTGGAACGTGCGCCGCTGCCGGGCGATGTATTCCTGCTGAATTGGCCCCGTTTGGGTGTGGATCAGATGGTGGTGCGCGTCACCGGCATCGACACCGGCACCTTGGGCGCGGCCGAGTGGCGCATCGACGCGATGGAAGATGTATTCGGGATGAGCAACACCGTGTTGTCACCCCCGCCACCGCACGTCGAGGAGCCGACCATCGAACCTTTGCCGCCCACATTGGTGCTGGCCGTTGAGGTGCCGTACTGGGAACTGGCCCGGCGCTTGTCGCGGGCCGATCTCGCGTACCTGACCGACACGGACACCTATCTCGGTGCGCTGGCCGCCGCCGGTGGCACCGGGCAGTTGAATTGGCAACTGGCTACCGGCGCGTCGGGCGGAGACCTCACTGCCGTGGTGGGCGAAGACTACGCACCACTGCTGACGCTCGATGTGGCTTTGCCTGCCAGCGAGTTCGATGCCATCGGTGTGCCGGTCACGGCCATCAGCCAGCCGGAGAGACTGGCCGTGGGCGACTACGCCTATCTGGTGGATGCCAGTGGTGCCATCGCCGAAGCGGTTGCCGTTCTCGCCTTCGACGCAGCCAATGCAACCATCGATCTTGCACGCGGCGTGCTCGACACCACGCCCCAAGCACATGCCTTGGGGAGTCGGCTGATCGGTGTCGGCGAATGGCTGGCATCGGAAGGTGCCGAACGCGCCCCGGGCGAGTCGGTGTTCGTGGGGGCGATTCCTCGCACATCGACCGATCAAGGCGATCCTGTGCTGGCCGCCAATGGGCAGCCGATGGTGCTGGCCGGTCGGCAGGCTTTGCCGTATCCCCCCGGTCGCATCCGCTTCAACGGCCAGACCGAGCCTGCCGTGGTGGCCGGTGATCTCAACGTCGCGTGGGCGCATCGTGACCGCACGCAGCAGACCGCCTATCTCGTGCAGCAGGGCGAAGCCGACATCGGGCCGGAACCGGGCGTGACCTACACGGTACGCATCCGCAATCGCAACGGCGTGTTGGTTCGTACGGAGACGGGGCTGCTTGGCACCGCCTACATCTGGACGGCAGCCGTGGCCGCGCTGGATGCCGCTGCGCTGGGCGACCGCATCACGGTGGAGATCAGTGCCGAGCGCGATGGTTTGAGCAGCTGGCAGCCGCAGGTGCGGGTCATGGATCGCGCGGGCTACGGCCTGCGCTGGGGGCAGTATTGGGGCGGTGTGTGATGGAGCCGCGCATTGATGTTCATCTGCTCACCCTGAACGAGCCAGCCGAATGGCGGGAGGCCTGCATCGCCAGCCTCGAGGGCGCACCGATCCAGTTGCACGTTCTGCCCGGTATCCCCGGGCGAATCGGTGAGGCACGCGCGGCAGGCTATGCACAAGGCACGCTGCCGCTGGTGTCCTTCGTCGATCCCGACGATCTGTACGAAGCCAGTGCCTTCACACAACTGGCCGACGCGCTGGATGCCTGCCCGCAGGCCGTGATGGCCTATACCGACGAGGCGCTGATGGACGAGTCTGGCCAGGACATCGCGGTACGGCGTCTGGCCTACAGCCGTTGGCAACACGCCAACAGCGCCAGCCACGTGCACGGCCTGATCGTGATGCGCCGGTCCGCGGTCGAGGCCGTGCTCGAGGAAACGACCGACCTCAACAACTTCGCCGACTGGCTGCTGACCTTACTCGTGGCCAAGCGTGGCGGCGTGCTGTACCTGCCCATCGTCGGGCGTCACTGGCGACAGCACCCGCAGCAAAGCCATCGCACCGGCGACCCGGACGCTGTCCGGCGAATACGTCAAACCATCGGCCAAGCATCGAATCTCTGGAGATAAACCATGTCATCGACCGACCCGAACCTGGGACTCAACTACGGCTGGACGCTCGGCGAGAGCGGCTGGGACACCGGCATGGACGCCAACCTCAAGCGCCTCGGCGCGGTGGTCGGCCTGTCCGTGAAAGACCGCGACCTGACCACCCCACCGGCCAGCCCCGCCAACGGCGACCGCTACCTCATTCCTGCCGGTGCCACGGGCGTGTGGGCAGGCAAAACCAACCAGATCGCGGTGCGCATCGCCGATGCCTGGGAGTACCACGTACCCAAGATCGGCTGGCTTTGCTACATCGAGGACGAGGCCAAGCTCTCGGCTTACAAGTCCACCGGCTGGAGCGCTGGCCTCGCCATCTGATCTTCACCCACCCGCAACCCGCGAACCCGCCCACGAGGCGGGTTTGTCGTTTTTGGAGACTGCAATGACTGACGAACACCAACCCGCCGCCCTCGTGGAAAACATGCTGCTCATCCGGCGCGAGGACTTCGACGAACTGCTCGACCGCGCTGCTGAACGCGGAGCCGAGCGTTGCCTTGCCCATCTCGGGCTGGAGAACGGCAGTGCCGCGAAGGACATCCGCGAACTGCGCGATCTGCTGGAAGCTTGGCGCGATGCCCGCCGAACGGCGTGGCAGACCACCGTCAAGGTCATCACCACCGGCATTCTGGCCGCACTGCTAGTCGGTGCCGCCATCAAGTTGAAACTGATGGGAGGCCCGCAATGATTGAGACACTGCTCGGTGGCCTCCTCGGCGGGGCCTTCCGTCTTGCACCTGAAATCCTCAAATGGCTCGACCGCAAGGGCGAGCGCGGCCATGAACTGGCGATGCAGGACAAAGCGCTGGAGTTCGAGAAGATTCGCGGCGCGCAACGGATGTCGGAAATTGGTGCGGGTGCCGATGCCGCGTGGAACGTCGGTGCCATCGATGCCCTGCGGGAGTCGGTGGCTGCCCAAGGCCAGCGGTCCCGAGTGCGCTGGGCCGATGCCCTGTCCATCAGCGTCCGCCCAGTGATCACCTACTGGTTCATGGCGCTGTACTGCGCGGCCAAGACGGCGGCTTTCGTCGGGGCGATGTCGGGCGGCGCCGATTGGGGCGCCGCGATCCTGCACGCGTGGACCGAGGCCGATCAGGCGCTGTGGGCTGGGGTACTGAACTTCTGGTTCCTCGGCCGCGTGTTCGACCGGGTGCGGCCGTGATCGCGGTACCAAAAGCGGCCATCGATCTGGCCAAGCGCTTCGAGGGCTTCCACCGTGTGCCGAGAGCCGATCCGGGCCGCGCACATCCCTACGTTTGCCCGGCCGGCTACTGGACCATCGGCTACGGCCACCTCTGCGATCCGAATCACCCACCGATCACGGAGGACGAGGCGGAGGCCTATCTGGCCAGTGACCTGCAGACGGCGCTCACCGCCACGCTGCGCTACTGCCCGGTGCTGGCCACCGAGCCCGAGGGGCGGCTGGCGGCCATCGTGGACTTTACGTTCAACCTCGGTGCGGGGCGGTTGCAGACGTCGACGTTGCGTCGCCGGGTCAATCAGCGGGATTGGGCTGCTGCCGCAAGTGAGCTGCGCCGTTGGGTCTATGGTGGCGGGAAAGTGCTGCCGGGGCTCGTTACTCGGCGCGAGGCTGAAGTTGCTAGGTGTCGTGTCCCGGATGAATGGCTCCTCGGCGGCCGACATGCGATCCTCGTGGGCCGGGAGGTCTTGAGAGGCCTTCTGGCAGACTTGAACTCCCGGGGCACGACATGCTGATCAGCTTG